GTTGTCATACTTTGAAAGCGCTTGCGCCTCGGTGTGCATGACGATCGCGCCGTGCTGCTGCGCCACTGGTACCGGGCTCGTGTCCTGGGCATTGAGTTGCACGTACAGCAGCGGCAACGAGATCTGCAGCTGCCCGACGATGCGCTCACCACCATTGAGGCTGAGCTGACACATCGGCAACGTGATCGCCACGTTGCCGATGGTGCCAGTGACGCCTTCCATCGCCAGGGCAAGACGCGGCAACATGATTGCCGCGTTGAGCACTTGACCCGTATAGCCGGTAAGCTGCGGGCTGGGTGCGGCCGGTATCATCGACATCACGCCCGCGTACTGCGTCTGCCCCGTCAGCTGTGCTGCGAGTGCGGGCGGATACAGCGCCATATTCCCGATCACGCCCGCCGTACCCACGAGCGTGAGTCGCGGGGTGGGGAGCGTGACCGCCAGGGTATTCTGTGAGGCGAGCTGTGGCTGTGGTGCAGGCAGCGCGATACCGATGCTGCCGAAGTTGCCCAGGTCGGCGACCATCGCCACCGCCGGCGTCGGCATGCCGATACGCATGGCCGCCACCGTGGCGGTGGTACCCGCCATGCTGATTGCGGGCGGCTCGAGCGCGATGGCGAGTGAGCCCGAGTTGCCGATCGTGAGCGCGAGCTGCGGGACCGGCAACGTGATGTTGAGGGTCCCGCCGATGTTCGCTGTCGTGTCACTCTCCAGCGCTATGATCGCAAGCGCGGGTACGGGCAGGGTGACAGCGAGAGCGTTGGTCATCTTATTGCGGCGGGGCCGTCTCGGTTGAGGTTGCGACCGTGGTGGTAGCCCCGGCCGTGAATGCCGTCGAGTTCAGGTTCATCTCGGCGCCGGAACTGGCGATTGCCCCGTCCATGCGCAAGACTACCCCAGCCGAGTCGAGCGCGCCAGTGTCGGCCACGCTGCCAGTCTGACGGAACCAGCCCGCGGTACCGGTGGCAAGGTTGATACCACTCCAGGTCTGCGCCGGCAGCTTGGGCAGTACCCCGCCGGCCGGTGCGCCAAACAGCAGCCCGTTGACCGGTGCGACGCCGCCCGCCATATTCACGGTGGTGGCGGTCAGGGTCGTGGTGGTACCCGCGACCACAAAGCCATTAGGCGAGGCGCCATTACCCGGCATCGCGGTGATGTTGACCACGGCGCCGACAGCGACGGCTGAGTAGTCGGGCTTGCTCTTGAACGCGTTGATCTGCGTGGCAATATCCATCGCGGTCTGCGCGAGCGTCGAGTCGAACGGTACGGCGCCGCCGAGGATATCGACACCGTTCACGGTCAGCGTATTGAGCGCGCCCCCCGCACCGCCCGTGAGGGTCACGCTACCTTGCGCAAGTACCTCGCTGGTGACGGCCCCGGCGTTGTTCGAAACCACGCACAGCGGCGTGCCGGTCGGGGCCGCGTCAGCCGAAGATGGCTGGGCACCCGAGTAAATGGTGATCACGCCGTTGCGCAGCGCGTCATCCAGGCTGCCATACTTGAGCGTGAAGTTGCGTAGCCCGGTTGAATAGCGTGCGGTCATGGTGGTTCTCCTAGGAATTGCTGTTAGCGATAAAACGGTTAGGGCCGGGCATGAAGATCGCCGCGCCTTGACTGCCTACGGTAAATCCGAACTTGGTGCGGGTCAGATTCTGGATCGTCATATCGGGCATGCCGATGCAGATCCCTTGTGTGCTCAGCCACATCGGTAGCTCGCGCGCGCCCAGCGAATTGTCGCCGTAGAGCGCGCCGTCGACATAGGCCAGCGCCCCGTCGACCGCGCCGTAGCTGGTCTTGCGGATATACTGGAAGTCCTCGGGCGACGAGCCGATCAAGACGCCACAGCTGGTGTCGGTACCGATAAACAGGCCGCTGTTCTTGCCACTGTCGAACATCTCTTTGTCGGCGACGGGGGCGAGCATCGTGATGCGCCCATCGAGCGGAATATAGTTGCGCAGATCGAACTGCTCGTAGGCGAACGCCTCGGACGGGTAGAGCACGTCACCGGCGGCGACATAGGCGCGGCCCCGGTAGACCGCGACTTTCTGCCCGGCGGGGGCCGGCTGCAGGAACTGGGTATCGAGCGGCAGATCGAGTTCAGTGGTGTCGTTCAGGTAGTACGCCTGCGTCTGCGCGTTGGGCATCGTCTGCGCGAGGTACAGGATCTCGCCGTCCGGGGCACTCACGTAGAGGTTCTTCGCCGCCACATCAGGGTCACTCGAGACCGGTACCGTGAACAGCAGCCCCGCGCCGTCTTCGACGTGGATCAGCCCCGCCAGCGGCGCACCCGACTCTTGGCCGTCCTCGCGCACGTAGGTCAGGGTGAACTGCAGCTTGCCATGCGGCAAGCTGCCTACGGTCTCCTGCACACTGGGCAAGACAGGCGGCACAACCCCCCACGAGCGTGCCGCCGCCCGCCCAATGATGCCCGTATCCACTCCGTTGGAGTAATACACGAGACCGTTGACCGTGGCATAACTGAGTTTGGCGGTAGCGTCGGTGAGCGGCGCCAGCGACGTGTAACTATAGTCGGGATTGAGCTGGCACAGCTCGCCGGCGAAGGCGAACAGCGCGAGCGTCGACTGCGGGTTAGACCATAGCGAGTGGGCCGCACCGGGTAGCACCGAGGTGTAGCCGTCACGACGCGTGATTTTGCCGGTCTTGTCGATATCGACGTTGCACGCTACGGCCAGATCCCCCGAGCTGAAACGCTCAGGCGTGACGTCGTTGCGCAGGCCCGTGAAGCTGCCGTACGCTACTACATCGGGGTCGCGTTCTTGGGCGGCATCGGCCATATCAGCGGGTCCAGTTGAAGCCGTTGCTGCCGTAACGGAATGCGGTGCTGCCAAACAGCTTACGGCGCAGCTCTTTCATCGCGCGCTCGACGGCTTCTTCGAAATTGGCTTTGTGGCCAGCGGCCGGGGTCGGTGCACCCGCGTCGCCGTCCAGGGTGTTTTGAGCGCGAAACGCGGCCCACTCGAGCATGTCGAGTTGATAGTCCTCAGGGATCTCGGACTCGCTGTTCAGGCACGCGTGGTCATAGGTCGACAGGGGCAGCCGGGCGACGCGCAGGTTCACCACCAGCCCATCCTCGAGCGGGCTCGGCGCGGGCCATACCGAGAAGGTGACGCGGTTTTGCGTAGCAAATACCGTGGTCTCGTCGGTGTAGTACGCGAGCGGATGGCCGGGCAGCGTGCCGTCCTGGATCGACGGGTCAAAGGTCAGAAAGTCGACCGGCGGGGTCTGCCCGATCAGGGCGTGGCCGCGCCGCGACAGGTCGTAGTTATCCCCCAGACAGCGCGCCGAGATGACCGACAGGACGCTCTTGTGGCAGGGGTAGGTCACCACGCCTTGCTTGAGTGTGATGACGGTCGCCACCGGCGTGGTGGCGTCGCGCAGCAGCAAGGTGCGCCGCGCGAAGCGCCGCTCAGCGTCCTTGATGTAGCGCAACAAGGTTTCATCGCTCCAGAGCGCGTCGGCGTTCCCAGAGATAATATCGCTGGTGTCGCGCAGGACATTGTCCCGCAACTCGTCGAGTAGCTCTTGGAACGTCACGGCTCAGCTCCCCGCCTGGGCGCCCGCACGGCGGCGGATATTGACGATGCTGTACGGGAAGCGCAGCCGGTTGCGGTAGCTGAGCACGGTGTCGTTACGGTCCACGACCGGATGCGACTCGATCGCGTTGTCGAGCACCTCGAGCACCGAGACCGGTACGCTGACTTCGACACCCGCCTGGATCAGGTAGCCTTTACCGTTCACGCCGATGAACTGGCCGCTCGGCGGAATCTGGCTATTGTCCTGCAAGATGATCGTGACGCGTTCCTCGGCGTCTTCCTTGGGCTTGGCCGCCGCGCGTGCCTTGGGCACCGTGACGACACGCTCGATGCGCTCGTCTTCGCCTGCCAAGGCCTGGGTTGCTGCGTCAAGATTATCGCCCAGCTCGTTGAGGTGTGCCGGGGGGGTCTGAGCTTTGGTCATGATCTTAGTCATCCGATGCTGCTGCTTCGTTGAAAGCCTGCCCGTACTCAGCGTCAGCATCGGGCGGGGGTTTGAGTTTGTCGAGATGCTCACCGACGAAGTTCTTCACTTCCTCGGCCGTGGTGAAAGCGTAACTTTTCCACGGGCTCTCATAGGTGGACTTCGGCTTGGCGTTCGCTTCCTGGATCTTGGGGTCCAGGATCTCGACCGTGTAGCCGTTTTCCAATTTCTCGATACGCGCTACGCAATCGCCGCCCATCATGGCCACTCCTGTAAGTGAAAAGCCCAGGCGCGTGAGCACCTGGGGCTCGTCGAGTGTGGCTTAGCCGATCGCTTCGAGCACGAAAGACGAACTGGCCGGCAGGGCCGCTGCCGCGATCGTCACGGTGCCATCACTGTTGAAGGTGATCAGCCCTGCACCCGCGGTGATGGTGCCGGCTGCGACCGAATGGATCGTCGAGCCCGCCGCCGTGCCGTCGTAGGCGACGTCTTCGGTGAGCGCGGTCAAGTTGAACAGCGTGATCTTGCGCGGGCGAAAGCCGAAGCTGAATACGACCGCAGCCGCCGCCGTCGCATCCGACGCGATAAGCTGGATCTGCCGGTTGACGACGCTGTCGGCATTGGTCGTTTGGGAAATGGTCAAGGCCATGATGAAACTCCTAATTTGGTTTTCTGCTAAAAACCACCCCGGAGGGTGGTTCAGGGCAACATCGTGCAGCTCACGGCGCGGGTTAAGCGGTCGCGGCGCACTCCAGGCGGGCCATCCAGCAGTCGTTCAAGATCACCGCAGTGGTCATGGCCTTCCAGCCAATCGTGCCACGTTGACCGAGCGGGTCGCCCGGCGCCGGCTTCGGATTCACCACCATCGGCACCAGCGAGTCCTTGCCCTTGAGCGGCACGATGCCGTACGCGTCGCGGCCCAGGTACAGGACCGGGTACACGTCGGCGTTGACGCCCGAGGTCGAGCGCATCAAGCCCATGGCGCCACCGGCATCCGGGAACGGGGCAAAGATCGTCGACTGCAGGTAACGCACCGTTTCGACCGAGCCGATTTCGTTTTCCCAGGGGGTCACGGTACCGTACTGCTTGGTCGGGATGAAGCCGGTCATGTTGCGGATGTCCGACTCCATGTCGGGCGAGACCAAGCCGATAAACGCGGCTTCGATCGGCTCCGTGCGGAAGTCGGGAGTGGATTTCACCACTTGCGTGAGGCGCTTGGCATTCTGACGCGTGAGCGCGGTCGTGACCTTACGCTGCATCGCCAAGCTGATCGGGGTATTCACCGAGCTGCGCAGCGTGCCGTTAGCGTAAAACACGTTCAGGCCTGCTTTCAGGATGTTGTAGCGGATCGTTTCAATGGTCTGTGCGGCGGACTCACCCAGCGCTTCGGTGGCTTGCTGCAGAACCTGATCTTCGGCCGTGTCGAGCACGACGTCGGTGATGGTCATGAAGTCGCCGTACTGCACGAGCGTGACGGTGTAATCCATGTTCGCCAGCTTCTTACCGGTCGGCGTCACACCTTCAACCAGCGGCGTGACGGCGAGCGGCGTGCTGAATGCCTCGGTCGGGTTGCCGTCACCTGCACCGCCGGTCGCGCCGGAGATGAAGTAGCGCCGGAACTTGGCGACCTTCGTGGCATTGTTCGGGATCGGGTACGTCTGGCCGAATTTCTCCAGCACCATGTACGGGATCGCGCGCTTCAAAAGCTGGGACACCGCGTACGCGGCAACCCGCGGGCTAATGTCGCCATAGACGGTTGTTGCTGCCATGATAATGCTCCTTTAGTAAACAGGGGTACGGCGGATTTATCGTGCAACTTATTTTTTCCGCAGTGCCGCCGTCCCTGCTTTTATAGGAGCGGTGCAGTGCAACTTGTTGCCATACTACGTCGTAATAGTTGCTGCTGGCAAGCCTGCTGTGAAAGCTGTTGCTGCAGTATTGATATTGGCGACGGTCGTAGCGGCCACAAGCGCTGCCATGAGGGTTGCAATACTTGCACGCAGGTTGGCATTGTCATTGACCAGTGCGGTCAACAATTGCTTCTCCTGCAGGTTGACGGATTGGGTACCGCCTACGGAAACGGGTGCAGTCATGATCTAGCTCCAGGGTTATCCTACTTTGGCAAATTCGGCAAAAGCGCCAGCGAAATCATCGGGGTCGGCACTGGCAGCAGGCTCGGTGCGGCTAACCGCTACGGGCTTGAGCGCGGCTGCTGCGGCTACTACGGCAGCCGGCAGCGCCAGGGTCTTGGCTGCGGGTACGACCGGTGCGGCAGGTGCGGTGGGCGTCGCCGGTGCGGGAGCTTTGGTGCTGACCCACTTCGTCGCAGCCTTGAATTGCCCGATCATATCGGCAATCTCGGTCGGCGTACCCTTCTCCCCAATCTGTTCGTAGACAGACTTGGCGACCGGGCTTTGCTTATCGATCCAATCGAGTAGCGGCTTGCGCAGCTCGATGTAGTCAGGCACCAGCTCAACGATATCACCGAAATGGGTGCGCTCCGACTGACTGCCGACCATCTCGCGCAGCTGTGCGACCTCATCGAAGACGGGCTTGAGCGAGGCGAAGATGTGGTTCACTACCTGGGCGTATTCCCCGCCGCGCACCAGCGCCTCGCCCTTGGCGATATCGGGCCATGTGGCCAGATAGGTGTCGATCTCTTTCTGCTGCTCAGCCGTGTAGATCGGCTTTGCTTCGACAGCCGCGGGCGCAGGCTTGACCTCAGTGGGGGGAGCGGCCACCGGCGGTGTTTTCTTGAGCGTCTCATTCTCGGCGCGCAGGGCCGCCAGCTGTTCTTCCAGGGTCGGCTCAGCCACGACGGGCTTAGCTTCAACCGGGGCGACCGGGGCAACGGCGGCAACTTCGGCCGCCGCGACCTTGGCTTCGGGCGCATCCGCCGGCTTGACGGTAGCCTCAGCCGGCTTGACCGGCGCGCTCAGTTCATCAAATGCCGCGGAAAATGCATCCGCATCGGACACCGGCGTGACCGCAACGGGTACGACCGGTGCTACGACCGGGGCCTCAACTGCTGCGGGGGTGATTTCGTCAGGTTCCATGATGGCTTTCTATCCTCAGTGGGGGGTTATGTCAAGCGCCAAAGATTTCTAACAACAAGTTGGCGTACACCACGGCGCGTGCTTGGTGCGCCGGGAATTCAGGCGGCTGGCAGCGCCGCAGCAGTAAATCCTGTTGGTCCAGGCGCAGGGCCAGCAACTCCCGGAGCTGCCGGAAGCCCGGCTCCTGCCGGCGCTCCTGGATCTGCTGGAGCAGCGCCAGCTCCTGGGCTTTGATTGTTTGCGGTTGCTGCATTGACGGCTCCTGGGGGGGTTACGGCGTCGGGGCTGACACCTTGCTGCAGGGCACCCAGGATGACGTTGGCACTGTCGGCCTCGGCCGCGGCCGTGTTCTTCCCGGCCTGGGTGATGTTCTTGAGCGCCGCCGAGAGCGTTTCGCGGATCTGCGCGGTGATCATCTCGGTCTGCTGCTCCTGCTGCTGGGCCTGCTGCTGCTGGGCCCGCTGGTCGGCAGCATCGCACTCGGCATCGTTCATCACGATGTCTTCGACGATCAGGTCACGGACCCGGGCGCGAGCACGGATCAGCTCGCGCGGCTTGAGGTAGCGCTTTTCTTCCTCGCTCAGGGTCTGGGCGAACTGGTCGAGCTGCGAGCCCAGCACTTCCTTGGCGATCAGGGACGTGGCGCCCCGCGCGACCGGCGTGAAGTCACCCTTGATGTTCGGGTCTTTGTTGAAATTCCGGTTGAACACCAGGATCGCACCGATCACCGAGATCGTGAACGCGTCGAAGTTGCGCACCACGTCTTTGAACGGCAGCGCTGCATCGCCGCGCAGCATCGAAGCCCCGGTCGCGGTACGGTACGGCTCGCTTGGTCCCTTCTGCATGTCACCGCCGGTGGCCGCGTTCACGAAGGTCTCCTGGTCGGCGAACTCGCCAAACAGCTTGGCCAACTGTGAAAATTCAGCGATGCGCGAGGGGAAGTCGATCACCCGGATCGCGGGCATGCCCGCCGTGGTGCCATCCTTATCGTCACGCAGCCAGATCTTGTCCGGGGTGATCGCGGTCAAGTCCTGCTCAGCCGCTAACAAGTCGGTGTTGATTTCGATATTACGCTGCACGCTACCGTTGTCGAGCATCATACGCACCGAGGCGCAAATGCCCAATTGGCTGTCGCGCACGATGTTGGGCAGGCCGTTACCGAGCAGGAAGGTCTCGTTTTCCTCAAAAATGAAGTGGTGGTAAAACGGCATCTCGCCATCGGTCTCCAGGGTCGACCAGGGGTCGAGCTGCGCCTTGATGACCGTGTCGCCTAAAAGCCACACTTGGGCGCGGACGTCTTCTTCCAACTTGTTGTCAGGAACATTCGCGCCGGCGAGCAGCAGGTCCTGCCCGCTCACGTACCCCTGCCACACGTAGGCTTCGAACTTGTTGCGCTCCTGGTGCGTGACATTGAGCTGTGGACCATCGCCCAATAGTTGCGTCTCGTAGGCGCGGCGCACATAGTTGCCCGTGGGCGACTGGCGCAAAAACTTGTCGATCTGGTCTTTGATGAAGTCGGGGCGCTGCTTGAGCATGATCACCTGGTGGCGCGTCATGACGATGCGCTCGTACTGACCTTCCATCTGGTGCAAGGCGCGCGCCGACATGTCCGGGTAATAGTTCCACAACGGACAGAATTCGAAGCGCGGCCGATAGGCGGTGTAGGGTACCGCCTGCAGGCGCCCAGTCGCATCCGGCTCCCAGCGCCGCTGCGTCTGTTCCTCGACGAACGGCCCCTTGAGGATGCCCGCACCGTACTGGATGCCACTTGACAACACCTTGCGGCACAACGCCACGTAGTCGGTCATGCGGTTGCCGCCCAGCTCCTGCAGCTGGTCTTCGATCTCGAGTTCCATGCGATCGGCGCGCTTTTTCGCAAAGTCGCGGATCGCCTGCTCGATCTGCGCGTCGCTCGGTGGCGTCGGGGGTGCCGGCGGCAACGCGCTGGGGGCTGCGAGGTCAGGCGCCGGCGGCGGCATCAGCGCGTCTAGCACCGACTGCAAGTCCTCCTGGTCCAGGTCCGGTACCGCGCTGGGGCTCACGCTCCAGTTCTTGTCGTCGGCCTGGAACAACAGGTTCATCAGCCGCGAGAGCATCGAGACACACTTCACGCGGGTGATTTTCGGGTATGCACGCGAGCGGTTGGTGTCCATGTTGCGCTCGATATCCGGGTCGTAAATGCCCAGATACTGGCGCGCGTTACGTTCCCAGACCAATTCCGCGGGGCGCCGGTCCATCTCGTACTGCTTGAAGCGCCCGGCGAGCGCGGCGCCCAGCCGTGCGATGCCCGCCGGGTCGATCTTGACCGTACCGGCCTGCAGTGTCGAGGTCGCATCGGGCTGGGTCGCCGTGGGTAGCGGGGTGCTGGGATTCGCGGCGGCCATAAGATCCTCGCCTATTCGGGCGCTAAGTGTGCTAGAGAACGGTGCGGCCAAGTCTATCGCATGTTGTAGCTATTCGGGTAACTTCGTTGCCGCGGCATCGGCTTCTCGACGCGCCGCCCCGCCAGTTCTTCCCCTTTGCGCACGTAGCGGCACAGGTACGTGAACGCGTCGGCGATGTGCGAATGGCCGTTTTTGTCCGGGGTCTCGCGGCGTTGCTCGCCCTTCAAGACCGTATATTTATAGCCGCTGACCAGCGCCCGGATGAGCTTGACACAGCTCGGGTCGATCAGCAGCGCCGGGCCCGCGCTCACCAGCCGCATCATGTAATACTGTGCGGGCGCCAAGCGCGACTCGATCTTGTTGTTCGTGTCGGGGGCGACCGTGAAGTGCTTACGCAGTTCGCGCATCACCGACTGGCCCTGCTTGGCTTGGTCGCCATTCGAACTCGCCGGGTCGGCCGTCACCATCACCTCGAAGCCCGCGTACTTGCGCCGCAGCAGCGGCTTGAGCTTCTCATCGATCATGCGGTCGGTCGCGTAGTCCTCGAGCGCGAATTCATCAAGGATGCGCAGCTGCCCGATCGAATCGTCGTACTGCCCCAGGATCACGCCTGAGCCACTCAGGCCAGGGTCGTAGCCGATCACCAGCTGGTAGCCGGGGTTGGGGCGGATCGTCTGCTTGGCCACGTGCATGTCGCGGTTGAACATCGGGAACACCGGCTTGCCCGACATCGAGTAACCCCACTCGACCTCGATAAACTGCTTGATCCAGTGCGCCGTCTTGCCCTTGGCCAAGGCCGTGTAATAGTCCTTCTTACCCGGCAGGTTGGCCAGATTCTCGGCCAGCTCGCTATAGCCACTGGGCTGCTTGAAATACTCCCAGTTCTCAGGCTCGCTCCCGGCCTCGAGCAGCGTCTGGTCCTCGAGCATCGGGTACCACCAGTCCGACTCCTGGCCAGGGTTCGAGGCTCCCCACATGCCCCAGTTGGTCGCGCCGCCCTCGATCTCGGGTGGGTACCGACCGCAGCGCGCGGAGAGCGCTTCAACAATTTCGCGCGGGATCTGTACGAACTCGTCGATGATGGCGAACGTGACCTCGAGCGACAGGACGCGGTCCACGTCGTCGGGCGTGTCGAGCGGGCGGAACATCACCTCGCACTCGACATCGCCGTAGCGCAGCAAGAAGTTCTTGGCCGTTGCGCCCCACTTGCCCGCCTGCCCATCCTTGAACCAGTAGTTAAACGACTTGATCGTGGTGTCAGCGAGCTGCGGCGCCGTACTACGCACGATCACGCAGCGGCTGCGCCGGATGCCATCGATCGGACTGGGTTTCTGCAGCTGCGCCATATAGGCGAGCTTGAAAAAGATGCCTGTCGTCTTGCCCGAACCGACCGGCCCGACGATCCAATCGATGAACAGCTCGCCGGGGCGATAGTGCTTGATAAACGCCTTGACCGTTGGCGGGGGCGTGTACTGGATGGTAGTCATTGGATCTGGGCGTCTTCGGGTGGGACGTCTTCGCTGTTCATGAATCTCACCGATACGTTGCCTTCTGGGGTGTACATCGCGCAGAACGTCATCGAGCCATCGGCCATGACCTGCTCGAGCGCATCGACATCCTCGGGCGTGAGCGTCAGCTCGGCGACGCCCTGGCGGACCATCCACAACGCCAACAAGTTGTACGGGCTGTCGGGGCTGTGGTCGAGCGTGCGGATGGTCACGGTGTCAGGCTGCCTTGCGCGCGGTGTGATAGGCGCTGA